CGCGGCTGGGCGGACAATGGCAGCCGGTTGCAGATCGTCGTTAAGCATGGATGGAAGAAGGCGCCCACTCCCGCGACGTGCTGCTGCCGGTAGGATGGAAATGTCGGGAAGTGGGCATGAAGGTTTTGTGCAGCAACAGCAACGGCGATGCTAATCCGCTGTCGCCGGGGCTGTCAACTGAATTTCCGGCTGGCCCACGATTTTTGCGCGCATGTCCTGAAGCATGGTCCAGAAGTGACCCAGCGCGATGCCGAGCTTGTCGGTGAATTCGTCCGGCTCGATCCGCATGCGCAAGCCGGGCAGACCGGGGCAGTAGCTCACGAGGTCCCACCATTGCCGTTTGCTGATCCACAAGGCTCCGTGAACCTGGCAACGGTAGTCCATGAGGAGCCGGCGCGGGTCCAGGCAGTAGAGGACGTGCGTTTTGGACTGCGGGCATTTCAATTCCAGTCCGCCGGTCTGGCCGACCAGTCCATCGGGAGAGCAGCCGAAGCGACCGTCCTTGGTGGTGAGCCAGCCGGCGCGGCGGACTTCCAAGCCGGTCTGGAAGCAGTACCATTCGCGGGCTTCGTTCTCCGTTTCGATCCCCCAGCGGACGGCGCGGTTGGTGAAGTTCTCGACCCCTTCGGGCGCAATCAAGCCGAACTCGTCGCCGATCAGCTCGGCGGCGTAGTCTTCGGCTTGCTTGCTGATCTCGCCGCGAGCGGGCGTCAGGATGCGGTGATATTGCGAGGCGGAGGGGATGCCCTTCTTGAGTTCCCACCATTCCTCGGTGCCTTGCTCGACGACGAACTCAAGGAAGTTGTCGTGTTCGATGCGGTCGGTCATGGTTGCAGCGTCCTTTCCAGCATGCACGCCAGTAGTGCAGCCTCTTCGCAGGTCAAAAGGAAATGAATGGAATCCATGAACGGATTATCGACTGCTTGACGATCAACGGAGACGCCCCCGCAGAATTGCTCCACCTTGAAGGACCATTCGCGCCCTTTGGCATCTCTGGTCTTTAGCTCGATTTTCTCGCTCACGTTCCCACCCCCTTCGCCGGATCGGCCACGATGGCGCGGCCGATAGCGGCCATTGACGCCTTGAACAGCCGCTTGGGCAGGTCGTCAATGTCAGCAATCGCCTCGGTGCCAGCCTTGGCCCGCGCCCACGCCAGGAACCGCTCCTTGTCGAATCCATTGCGATCCAGCGCGGCCTCGATCTGGCCGATCTCGTGCTGGTCGATCCGCACCTGACCGGCTGCGGCATCGTTGTCCTCGTCGGCCACAACAACGCCTGCGGCGGCGCAGAAGGCATACCGCTTGTAGTAGGAGAGGACGAGACCATAGGCTTGCGGCTGCGTTATATGCGATGCCTTGGCGATCTCGGCGAGGTCGGGCTTTGGTCCCCGGAAGGGGTGATCCTCGAAATGGCAGCCAACGCGGAGCCTGCAAACCATCGTAAACTCGACGCCCTCCTCCTTGGGCGTAAGGAAGGTGACGGCGATGCGGTGCGCCTTCAGGTGCGGTCGGGCGACGCTCATCACATCCTCGAAGCCGGCGAATTTGAACCGGACGCTTCCGCCCTTCTCCTCACGGTTCTTGACGACTCGGCTCTTGGGGACCATGGGACAGTCAGCCTGAAACCCGCTCAAAGCTTCGGCGTAGGCAGCGGCGGCTTGATTGGCTTGCCAGCGTTCGGCCACATCCATGAGTTTGGCGAGGGCATCGGGGTTGTAACCCTTTTCGATGCAGGTCGCCAGCATGGTCCAGGGCGTTTGCAGGGCAAGCGCGACAATGGGGGCGGGTTCTTGGGGTTTGTCGTTCATTGCTTGTTCTCCCAAAAGCGCCGCCGGAGCTGGGCGACTCCGGTGGCGCGGGTGAGTTAAACCGGGTTGACCGGCTCGGCGATTGGCGGTGTCATCAGGCGATGCAGGTCAGCAATGGCCTCCTCGGCTGGCGGCGGATTGAGGATTTCCACGACTTTCCGAAAGACATCTTGCAGCGAATCTCCCTTGAGCCAGGTATGCCCGTTCCACAACTCCCACTCGATTTTCTCGTCACGCGCCGACCAGTAGGAGTAGGACCATTTCAATTCAAAGTGCTCCTTGCCAAAGAGAGCTTTGAGTTTGGCAATCGCTTCGGCGATGTTGCCGTAGGCCGCATCGGGCAGCTTGGCGGCCTCCTGGATGCGCTCCGCGCAGTGGCGGAGTTCATCGACCAGATGTTGCAGTGAATCACTCATTCGTCGTTCTCCTCATCGGGTTGGGTTGATGGGCGATCAGTGATTTCGTCAGGCTCCAAAAGCCCCTGTTTCAGCATCCATCGGCGTTGTTGTCGGCGCCAGGCCTCGCCGATCATCGGGGCGACGATGATGGCCAGGGCGGCGAAGGCGAGCCATGCCAAGCATTCCATGCGATCCGCCTTCCGGGGCGAAAGTTGTCGTCTCCGTTTGTGGCTCCAAAAAAGCGCCTCACCCGCTTAGCTTGCCCGGCACGGTGGGATTGCCGAAGCGGATGGGCGCCGGTTGTTTTGTTGGGTGTCCGTGCCGGGACATGAGAGAGTATACCATGCGTGTCAAGGGCGGTTGTGGAAATAGTCCTCCTCCACCCGAAACCCCATGATCTTGTCATCCTCATCGCTGGCCGTCGTGCCATCGACGAACTTGTAAGTAACTTCCCTCATCGGCACGTTCAACTCGCGCGCCTCTTCGGGCGTCCAGTCGCACACGACAATCTTCGCGATCCGTTGCAAGACAGGGACACCCGGATGCGGTCCGTCTCGGCGTACAACCATCACATCCTGGCCGATCCGCAAATCCATCCAGTGCTCAACCTCTTTGATCTCCACAGCTCACCCCTCCCGCGCCATGATCTCGTCAAGCGTCCACTCGCGCGGCGGCAGCATCGGCAGCTCCACCGCTCGGACCCCGCAGTAGTGGATTTGCTGCGTCCCATCGGCAAACGTCGTGATGCACACCCGCGGCTGGCCCTCTTGCGGAATGCACGTCGCCTTGACCACACCCTTGGCGTCCCGGACCGTGTAGAGGACGTGCGGATCCCCGTCCCACGCCCGCCGGATTTCGTCCAAGGCATCGGCGAGAACCTGCACTTGGGCAAACGGCCAGACATCGGACAAGTGATCCTCGCAGTAAACGTACAGCACAAAGGCCCCCTTTCGGAATGTGAAGAAAACACGCAGGAACACGCAAACCGCCAACCGATTTCATTGGACTTACGGCGACGCCAAACCCCCCTAGGTGGGGTACGGCTCAATTTCGCAACCGGCTGAGTGCAACCGGCTTAACTTCTGCGACCATCTTTGTCGCATTTGTTCCTCAGGAACAAGCGGGAAAAACCTTCACAATTCAGCTGCCGGGGACACAGAATCCCTCTCCACCCCAACTGTTGCTGATCTTGGAAGGCATGACAATCTTGAGCGTGGCGCCGCGAGGGTCGCCGCTGAAAACGGCTTGCAATCCGTAGTGCTCGCAGAGTTCCCGCGCTCGCTGTTCGGTCCGCTCCTCGGAGCGCTCATCGCGTTCGGTCAGGCCGACGTTGCAGTGCGTCACCGCCAGCCGAGAAAGGCGTCGACCCAACGTGATCAGGTCGGCGGCCAGCTCGGCGATCTCGTACGAGCTGCACTTGGGCAGTTCCTTCGCCAAGACGGCGGCGAACTCCATTACCTCTCTGTCTTTTTTCCGTGCCATGTCATTCCCCTCAAGTGGTTAAGTGATCGGGCGAAAAGGCCGGTTCGGTCTGCGAACCCCGGTTACGCTTACCGGCCGGTTGTGTCAGTCGCGAGTTGCCAGCAGCATCTGCGCTCGCAACCGTTCCTCTTGCAATCTTTCCGTGGCCGGCGCGTGGCGCGTGCATTCCAGCAATGCGCCCAAGCAATAGCGCAACAGGCCGATGTACTTCATGTCGTCAGCCCGCAAATCGGACTGGATTGCGGCCAAGTGGTCAACAAGATCGGTTTGTCCCTTCAAGTCTTTAATCCGTGCCATCGGTCAAAACCCCCGCTTGTGCTTAGGATGGTGCTTACTTCAGTCGGCGGACCGTTCCGCCGATGGAGTTCGCGTACTCTACGGCATCCGAATAACGCTCGAACGCCCGCTTGAACTCACCAAATTCGTTGTAGACTGCAAAGATCATCCGGCGGTTCCTCCATTCCATCCGCACGCCATGCACTCGCCACAAAGCGAGTGCGAGGCGGCGGCGTAATTCAATGTAGCTCACAGTCCGCATGCGTCCCGGCACGCATCCTCGTATCCCCGGTCGGTGCAAGGGTAATCCTCTGCGCCCTTCGCATAGGCTTGCGGCTGCGGGCGATTCGTCCATGCCAGCGTCGCAGCGTCCAGCTCCGTGCCCTGCGATAGCTTGCGGAACCGCTGTTTGGTCTCGGCGTCCAGGCGCTCCCAATAGTCAAAGCGCTCTTGGCATTCGTCGCACCGGATCGGCGTCGACGCGCCGTGCGGCCGGAACCGACCGGGCTTGCCGCACACCCAGCAAGCGCCGTCGGGCTTGCCGGGGTTCATTTGCCGATCCAGCCAAGCGAGGAACGCGGCGGCGCCGTTCCAACAATGAGCTTGCCATTCGCCTTGATACTTCGCCCAGCGAAACCCGTTGCGCTTGAGCGCGGATCGGATTGCTTCTGGCGGCTTCTCGGCGAACGCGACACGCACAACGCCTTGCGTTATGCCGCTGTGGTACTTCATCGTTTCCGTGCCTCCAAAAGCCGGTCGCGGGGGAGCGCGGCCGGCGGGAAAGGGGAATCACTGCGGTTTGTACACAACACGCCGATCCGTGTGCTTGATCTCCTTCACATCGGCGGGCGACTGGAAAACCACATCCCCGCCCACATCCTGGACGTAGGCGATGTAGTCCAGCGCTTCCTGCAAGAATCGGAACGCGGCGCACACCTTCCAGGGCTTGTCATCTTCCAAGTAAGCCGGATGATGTGACCAAACGACGTAGGACAAGTCGGCGCCGCTGTCGGGGCGCTCCGTTGGTGCGCTCTTGCGGGGCGCAAACGGGTCAATCGTCATCTCAGCCCATTGCACTTGCTTAATCATGTCCGTGCCTTTCAAAATGGCCGATGGCGTGGGGAGCGCCACCAGCAACCGGGGAATCACTCCGCCTCTACCTCTTCCGCATCCTTCTGCCCTTCGACGTACGCTTCGTCCCACCCCAACAGCATCGCCACCCATGCTTGATCGGGCAGCATGGCCACGAACGCCCACCCCTCACCACGCACGCGCTCGTACGCACGATAAAGCGACGGGCAACCGGCGAGAAACGGCCCTTCGCACTCTGGCCGACTCACCGTCAGCCCGCCATCCGACCAAACAATCCACCAGACGCCTTCCATCGGTCTACCCTCCGCCGCAATCGGCCGAAACGCAACGAGTGGAACGGCGAACGCGGCACAAACGCTTGTTTTCTGCACAACTCTACCTCACATCCCCCGCATGTCAAGCGACCCGCCCGCCAGGGTCCGGTCGGTCCCGGACCTTGAGCCGCACCGTGGGGGTCGCGCGGACGGCTGCGAATGACACTTAAGCCCCTCCCTCCCCCGCTTCTCCTCTTGCGGCGGTTCTATCCGGGTGGTAAAAGGTGACTTGGCGGGGCAAAGTGGGGTACGGTTTGGGGCGCAGGCTCAGCCCGGTCCCGCGATGCGGCGGCGTTGTTCGGCTCCGTTCTGCTCGGCCTTGGCGGAGCACAGTGTTGTGGAGTAGAGCGAGGTCGGCAAGGTATTGCCCAGCAAAGCAAAGGCATGGTATTGCCGGGCGAGGCGTGGGCGTGGTGAAGCGGTGTTGAGCGAGGGCAGAGCGTTGTTCTGCCGAGCGCTGGCAATGCCTGGTAGGGCATCGCGTTGGCCAAGCACGGCGAAGTGCAGCAGTGGCAGCGCTGAGCCCGGCATTGCGACGGCGTTGCAAAGTGTTGCATGGCGGAGGCAGAGCCACGTTTCGCGTAGCGTGGGCAGAGCAAGGCCTGGCGTTGGCAAGGCCTGGCGTCGCAGTGTCGTGGCATAGCCCTGTCCGGCACAGCGGGAGCAAAGCGCGTCGCGACGCAGCACCGGCTTAGCCGGGCGCGGCATGGGCGATGTCAAGCGAGGCGGCGTTTTGCGAAGGCAATGCCCGGCGTAGCGTGGCTGCGCGTCGGTGAAGCTGGCCGCTGCTGAGGCAAAGCGTGGTCAGGCGAAGCAACGGCGTGGCGCATTACAGCAATGCACCGGCGAAGTCTGGCAAAGCAGAGTTTGAGCGCAGCACAGTATCGCACGGGCACAGCCGAGCGTGGCAACGCCGTTGCCAGGCACTGCGATGCGGAGGCGTTGAACTGCGAGGCGTGGCTTCGCGAGGGCGAATGCCTTAGGGCTGGCTCATGACATGCGAAGAGTTCCGCTATTGGCATGAGAACCTGGACAGGGTTCCGCCTGCTTATCTTGTGCGGTCATGGGTTGTGGCTCTTGCCCATCAGGAAGGTTGCCCATCCTGTAACAAGTGGTTGGAAGATTATGAAAGTCAGCGTGCAGAAGAACGTGACGCTCCGCCGTGAGGAGGTTGAGCGCTGGCAGCGCTATGCCGCCCGCGAAGGCATAACGCTGGCCGAGTTGATCCGCAGCCGGGTGGATGGAGTCGAGGGCGGGATGAATCGGATTCTGGAAGGGGTGCCGATGCCTTCGTTGCTCTCAGACATGCGGATCGCGAGGGAGACAGCGGCGAGCGCTGACGAAAGTGAAGGGATCAAGGCGGCGCGGATCATCTTCGAGAGCAGCCCGAGGGTTTTCCTGGAGAACATGGGCCGCATGGAGAAGGAGTATTTGGAGGCCTGCAAGGAGGTTTTGCGGGAGCGGGAGGAGACAGCGCGGCAGGCGGCAGAGGCAATGCAATGCGACGCGGGCTCGGCTGGGGAGGAAGCGAAGCCCGACGAGGCGAGCGAGAAGCTGTTGGAGGCGTGCGAGCGTTATTTGAAGGCGGCGGGGGTGTGATGTGCTCTTTTTCCCCGGCTTGCATCACCCGTGCGATGCGCGCCATTTCGAGCGCTGCATGGTCAGCATCAATGCCTTGGAAGGGAGGACCAGTGACTTCAAGGCACGGGATTGGATGCTGGACAGCGCAGCGTTCAGCCAGATCAGCATGCGGGGTGAATTTCGTTTGTCAGTCGAGGATTACGCTGGCGAGATCAAACGCTGGTCGCGTTGCGGGAAGCTGTTGGCCGCGGTGAGCCAGGACTATATGTGCGAGCCCTGGCTTTTCTTTAAAACTGGCTTGACGCTGGAGGACCATCAACGGTTGACAATCGAGCGGTACGACGCACTTCGTTCGCTCATTGGTTGCGACATGTACATCATGCCGGTTTTGCAGGGACATGCGCCAGTCCAGTACGTCAGGCATTTGCGGGATTACGGGAACCGACTGCAAGAGGGCCAATGGGTCGGCGTCGGGTCCGTGTGCAAGCGGAACGCAAGGATCGATGGGATTGAGTCCGTGTTGGTCGCCATCGAGCAGGCGAGGCCGGACTTGCGGTTGCACGGGTTTGGCGTGAAGCTGACGGCGCTGGCGTCATCCGTGGTTCGCGACCGGCTTTACAGCGCGGACAGCATGGCTTGGAGTGCCGCGGCTCGCCGGCAGGGACGGGATCGAAACGATTGGCGCGAGGCGCGAGCGTTCGCGGAGCGGATTGAAAGCCAAGCCGTTCGGCAAAGGTCGGCACAATCGACGCTGTTGTTCTGAGGCGGGGGTGTGACGTGTTGATCCTTTCGCTTTTCCCTGGCATCGGCTTGCTTGATCTCGCCTTCGAGCAAGAGGGATTCTGCGTCGTGCGCGGACCTAATGTGCTATGGGGCGGCGACATTCGCAAGTTCCATCCGCCCGCCAGCAAGTTCAATGGCGTGATCGGCGGGCCGCCTTGCCAGTGTTTTTCGTCGCTGGCGCACCTCGTGCGCGCCAACGGCCATGAGCCGAAGTTCGGGAACTTGATCCCCGAATTCGAGCGATGCGTTGCCGAGGCCCAACCGGAATGGTTCCTCATGGAAAACGTGCCGGCAGCGCCCGAGCCGGCGGTCGAGGGCTACGGCGTCAAGTCGTTCCTTTTGGACAACTCGTCTCTGGACGGCGGCGACGGCTTCGGCCTGGAACAGCGGCGCGTGCGGCGGTTCAGCTTCGCGTTGCGCGGGCGGAAGGATGTGCCGAGCCTCATGCGCTGGATCGACCTGGCGACATTCCTGCTGCCGGATGCGCAGCCATGTCTGTTGCAAGCGACTGTGAGTTTTGCGAAGGATGGCTTTCAGCATTCCAAGGAAGGACGGGAACGCAAATGTCGGCGTGAGGCTCCCGTCGGCCACGGACAGCCGCCATCGGTCAGAGACAATGTGAAGCGGACGGCGCGAATCTCAACCGTTTGCAGCACGATGGGCGGCAAGGGCGGCAAGAAAAACTTTGGCGCTGGTGGCCGCTATCGCCTGGCCGATGCCCTTGGCCTGCAAGGACTGCCGGAAGATTTTCTGGACCACGCGCCCTTCACGGCAGAGGGCAAATTGAAGGCCGTGGCCAACGGCGTGCCGCTGCCGATGGGTCGGGCCATTGCGCGGGCGGTCAAAGAGGCAGCAGCGGGGGTGTAGCTTGCCACTGGACCCGCATCAGGAGTTCCGGGTCGCGACAACGCTCGCCCATGTCCAAAGCCTCGTCCGGTTCCTTCTGCGGGACGGAGCCTACGAGCGGTATGGCGAGGAGGAGCAGCGGGAAGTGTTCCATCACTGGAACCAAGTGGTGAGCCGCTACTTCGACGGGGAGCCGGAGATGAGGGATTGGCGGAACCTGGCCCGGCATGTATTGCGGGAGTGTTTGAAAGCACTTGAGGAGAAGGATGGTCTTTCAGGCGAGGAGGACAAGAGTTGACACCTGAAGAACGAGTCGCAGCGATGCCGGTTTATTACTTGCGGATTGACCTCAAGGAACCGAGGGTCATCGACGTTCCCGATCTTGTAAAGAACTCCCACGAGATCGTGAAGGTGATCCGTGCGGCCGTCGCAGAGGAGCGAGAGGCTTGCGCAAGGATCGCGGATGGTCTCGCCTACATTGGCATGATCGAAGGTCACGCCGATGATGCCAAAACCATCGCCGCTGCAATTCGCGCCAGGTGACGACGATGGCATTCCACCACGGGAGGGCTGAGACTACCGATTTCGCCCGAAAAGTTTGGCATCTGCGGCATTGGAAGGACAAGCCTTACGCGTAAGTGCAGCGCTGTGGAAGGGAACCCTCACGGCAACGCGTTGAAGTAGCGGAGTCGCACTCCGACAAGCTGCAAGCCGGTACTCAAGCCCGGCCAGGTGCCAATTTTTGCTGATCCGCCCGGAGTCCCAAGCTTGGCGTTCCACCACCGGGTTCCGAGAGAGCCGGTCGCGAACCTCCAATACCGCCAGAAGGTTCTTGAATTGGGTTGCGCGGATGCCAAGGCACGCGCGGCCTTCCGGGAGATGTGCCGCCAGGACATGCTCTTCTACGTCAACACCTTCGTCTGGCAGTTCAACCCCCGCTCCCAGGCCGGCCTTGAAGTCGGGCCGTTCACGACCTGGGAATTCCAGGATCACGCCCTTTTGGAGATGGACCAATGCATCGACTTAGACGAGGACCTGTGCATCGAGAAAAGCCGGGAGATGGGCGCAAGCTGGATGCTTATCATCCTCTTCGAGTACCGCTGGCACTTCCGGCCCTGGCAAAAGTTCCTGCTGATCTCGCGCAACGAGAAAGCGGTCGATGACGAGGACCCCGATTCCTTGTTCTGGAAGATCGACTTCATTCATT